GATTACGAGGAGACGGTCAACACGATGGGCCAGCGCCTCTACTCGCGCACGTGGCCGATGCCCAACGGCAAGGGCCGCCACATCGACGTGCAGATGAACGCGCTTCAGTACTGCTCGCGTCCGAAGGCTCTGATCAAGGGCAAGCGCACCTAACGGGTTTATGGCGGGCGGCGTGGAAAGCAGACACGCAGCTAACCTGGGCGGGGGGTCTGCCTCGATGGCGTATCAGGTCAACATCCCCCCAGCCGGAGTAGCGCCCGGCCTCGCCACCAACTCTTGAAGGAAACGACAATGGCTTCGCCGTTCGACGCTCTCGACGAGCTTCTCTCCGCCTCCGTCATGACCGCCTACGGCGAGGCCGCCATTCTCACGCCTCGCACCTCCTCGCAATACGCGCAGCGCGCGAGCGATACGAACCGGCCGCAGACGAATGTCTGGGGCGTCTTCTCCGCCGGTCCCGGCGAACAGCAGATCAAGGGACAGTCGACCGGCGGCGAGTTCGCCGGAACGACAAGGCTCGGCGTCATGCGCGCCGAGTTCTGGATCACACAGGAGCAAGTCGCCGCTCTCGGGTTCAAGCCCGGCAAGGGCGACACCGTGACATTCCCCGGCCGCACCGGTTCGCCGGTCTACGCGGTCGCAGCAATTCAGAACACCGACCGGGGCGACCTTGCCCTGATCCTGGTGCGCGAGGATCAATCCGAATGAGCCTGTCCCGTCTTGCCATGCGGATTGCGGCGGCCCGCGCGGTGCGCGGGGCCACGCTCGCGGAGAACCGGGTCTTCGATAGCGCCATCGACCCTATCGACGTCACCATCGCGGAGAACCGCGCGCCGATCCTGATCGTGATGACCGACGAGCACGAGGGTATTCCGACGGGCCGCGATCTCTTCCACACCGACCAGAGCTGCGACCTCATCATCGAGGCCGCGATTGCCTCCCGGGTCGAGATCGAGGGCGAGGTGTCGATCACCATCCCGCACACCGACGAGGGCATGGAACTCGTCCTCGACATGATCGAGCATCAGGTGATTGCAGCCCTGACCCGGGAACGAACCCCCTGGTCGCGGGTCTGGATGAAGCTCGTTCCCCGCGTCAAGCGGCGGCTCTCCCGGCGTGGCGCGTCGGCCGAGGGCGGCGTCCGCTTCGCCGCCCGGCAGATCGTCCTGACGTGCGACCTGATCGAGGCTCCGACCGACGGGGCTCCGGTCCCGGCCAATTCAACATGGGGCGATGTGCTCTCCGTCATGGCGACCGATGAGGCACTTGAACCGATTTCCGACCTCCTGCGCGCCACCATCGAGGGCGAGGCGGTGGCCGGGTGGCAGCGCGCCGCGAACATGCTCGGCATCCACAAGGCGACGGCCAATGCCATCGGCATCGGCCCGATCATGGACGAGGAAGACGACCCCGCCGAACTGGCGGTGATGATCGTCGACGGCGACATCAACGACATCTTCGACGATTACGCGGCAACCGATCAGGGCTTCCCGAATGGCGATCCGTGAGCTTGTCGAACTCGCCTCCCGGGTCGCGGAGCTTGAGCGCCGGTTCTCCGGCACCATGCGCCACGGGACGGTCGAGGAGGTCGACCCGGCGAAGCAGATCGTCCGGCTGAAGTTCGGCAAGGACGTGGACGGAAAGCCCTTCCTGTCGCCTTGGGTGCCTTACGCCCAGATCGCCGGGGCCTTGAAGGTCCACACGCCGCCGACCAAGGGCCAGCAATTCACGCTCCTCTCGCCGACCGGCGATTGGCAGCAAGCGGTCGCACTCCCGCTGACGTGGAGCGACAACAACAAATCGCCCTCCGGCAACGGCGACGAGAACGTCCTGACCTACGGCAACGTGCGCGCCACCATCAAGGACGACCTGACGCAAGTCCTGGTCGGCGGCACCGAGTTCGAGATCACCAGCGACCTCGTCAAGATCAAGGTCGGCGGCGTCGAGGTGAAGATCTCGGGCGACGGCGTCGCGATTACCGGCGGTCTGGTTACGCATGACGAGAAGAACATCGGCTCTACCCACAAGCACGGCGGGATTGTGCGCGGTGGAGCCCTGACAGACCCGCCCGCAAACTAGAGGAAAGCACATGGCGAAGTATCTGATCACCGAGAAGGCTGGAACCTTTGTGGCGGGACACCGAAACACGGGCGTCGGCACTGTCCTCGAACTCCCGCCGCTTGCGGCGGAATACGAACTGACCCTCGGCACGCTCCGGCCCGCCTCGGGCTCCGAGGAGATCATCGGCGTGATGTCGCCCGCCTCCGAGCCGGTCGCCGTTGAGGCCGAGCCGGAGGCCGAGCCCGCCGAGGAACCGGCCGCCGCCAAGAAGAAGTCGAAGAAGTAACCGCAAGGGGTGAGGCCATGACCGCGAACCTTCGTGATCCGTCGGTCGGCCTCGATGCCTCGACCGGGGGCATCCTGACCGGCTGGGAGCATGTCGTGCAATCCCTCCGGGATATCTTCGACACCCGCTTCGGCACCCGCGTCATGCGCGAGTGGTATGGCTCCTTCGTCCCGAACCTTCTCGGGCGGCTCATCACCCCGCAGGAGGTGGTCCCGTATTTCGCGGCGATCACCTCGGCCATCGAGCAATGGGAACCCCGCTTCCGGGTCACGCAGATCCAGGTCGTGAAGGTGACGCGGGACGGGCAGCTGCACGTCTTCCTCGATGGTGAGTACCGCCCCCGGGCGGTCTACGGCGACTTCACGCCCGCCGGGGCGCGGCGGCTCGATGCCTACGCCAACCCTGACGGCATCCTGATTGAGGAAAGGCTTTCGCAATGAGCCGCTTCACGGCGATCAACCTCTCCGGCCTGACGCCGCCCGAGATCATCGAGACCCTCGACTATGAGGCCATCGTCAAGGCGATGCGCGACGACCTTGTCGCGCGCTTCCCGCTGATCGCAGGGGTCATCGACCTCGAAAGCGAGCCCGCGCGCAAGCTGATCGAGGCCTTCGCCTATCGCGAGATGGGCCTCCGGGCCCGGATCAACGACGCCGCCCGGGCGGTCCTCCTTGCCTCGTCCTACGGGTCGAACCTTGACCACCTCGGCGCGCTCTTCGCGACCGCCCGGCAGACGGGCGAGGATGACGAGCGGTTCCGCCGCCGCATCCAGCTTGCGCCCGAGGCGTTTTCGGTCGCCGGTCCCGAAGGGGCCTATCAATACCACGCCCTGACCGTCGCCCCGTGGGCGCGCGACGTCTCGGCGATCTCGCCCCGGCCGGGCGTCGTCCGGGTCACGGTCCTCAAGACCGGGGCCGACCCGATGCCGACCCTTGCCGAGCGCGAGGCGATCCGTCTCCACCTCGCGTCCGAGGCGATCCGCCCCTTGACCGACGTCGTCGAGGTCCAGGCTCCGGCGGTCCGCCGGACCCGGATCGTGGCGCGCCTGACCCTCTATCCCGGCCCGGACGGCGAGGTCGTCCGGCAGCGCGCCATCACGGCGACGACGGCATGGGTCGAGAAGAACCGGATGCTCGGCATGAACCTCCGGCGCTCGGCGCTCTTTGCGTCGCTCCATCAGGAGGGGGTCCACTCCGTCGACCTCGTCTCGCCCGCGCAGGATCTCGTCCTCGATACGACGGAGGTCTATGCGCTCGACGGGATCGAGGTCTCGATCAATTCAACCAGAGACGAGTAGCCCATGACCCGGCAAACGCTCCTGCCGCCGAACCGGACGCAGTTCGAGGAGGCGTTCGACCTGACCGGCGCGCGGGTCGGCGAGTTGCCGGTCCAGATCGACAAGCTCGTCCGCCCCTACGAGATCCCCTCAACGCATCTGGCATGGCTCGCCTGGGGCCTGTCAGTCGATCTATGGGAGAAGGAATGGCCGCAGGAGAAGCACCGGTCCTTGGCGGCGAACGCGCTGCCGATGCACGCCCGGAAGGGAACCCGGGCCTCGATCTCCGAGCACATCAAGATCATGGGCGCGGAAGCGCGCCGCTACATTGTGCCTCCGGCGAAGACCTTCATGATGGAGGCCTTTACCGAGGAGGAGCGGGAGGTCTTTCTCTCGCGCTTTCCGCAGCTTCGCGTCTATCCCTATGTGTCGCGTGGTACTGCTACGAACACGCGCTTTCTCTCCGACGCCAATGGGACACCGTCGGCCTTCTGCGGATGGCCGAGCGTCAACAGCCGCTGGTTCCGCGAGGCGAAGCTCTGGGACCGGGGCGAGGAGACGACCCTTACCGTTCGAGCCGTGACGCCCGAAGGCGTCGGCAACTTCTACGCAGCCGCTTTCGACGAGGTGGTCTTGGGGGCGAAGCCGACTAAGGCGATCCACCTCGACGCGCCGCCCAAGGCGCGCGCGTTCCTGATCGACGACCTCGGCGTGGCGCAGCGGCTGATCCGCATCCCGCGCGACGACAGCTACTCCTACCGGCTCGGGCGCGAGACCTACACCACCGCCTATCCGAACGCCGATCTCGTCGAGGTGCGGCCGCGCAACGTCGCCGAGCCGCACGGAAGGCAGGCGCGCTCGCTCTTTCTCACCAAGGGCGAGTTCATCGAGGGCGCGCAACTGCCGCCGACGATCTCGTGGCGCTTCATCTACGAGCAGTGGCACCTCCACGACCCGGACCGGGTTCCGGACATTCGGGTTCGCTCGACGCACCTCGCATACACGCGGCTCGGAATGCCGCCCTATCACGCCGAGGTCCGCACCCGGATCAAAGGCAAGCAGGCTCCGCGAACAGCGGGGCTTTTCGTAAACGGATATCTGATGACGGGAGATCGAAAGCCCATCGCCGATGTTCGTGAGGCGGTTCGGGTCTCGAAGTCTCTTCGCGACAAGATCCTCCTTGACACCAAAACCTACCGTTTCCCGAGGGCTGGCGACCGCCTCAAGATCGGAACGGTGACACTCGGACGCTTCATCGAGGCATAGAAGGAACACAGCCGTGGAAAGTCAGGTTATTTTTCGGGACCGTCAGGAGCTGCAATCCGCTGATCTGAACAATCTGCAGGATTTCACCCGCGCATCTATCGACCACATCGTCTCCGACGCCATCGAGAGCGGCAAGGCATACAGCGGCTTCTCGGCGTCCAAGACCGCCGCGACCGAAATCACGCTCTCGCCCGGCCGTCTCTACGCGGGCGGTCAGGTCTTCGCGCGCGACGAGAACGTCGTCATCGACGTCTTCAATTCGCTGCCGCTCGTCACCAAGAAGCGCGTCGCGATTGTCGCCTTCGGCCAGGCGGTCGACACCGACGTCCAGCCCCGCGACTTCCTGATCGACGCGCAGATCGGCACGACCGAGCCGCAGTCGGTCGCGATGGAGAACCTTCGCCGCGCCGAGCTTTCGGCGGTGGCCGGAACGGAAGGCCCGGACCCGTCCTATCCGCCGACCGACGCGAACACGGTCGTGATCTGCTACGCGCTCCTCGACACCTCGGGCATCGTGTCCATCGAGCAGTGGTCGGCGACGCAGCTGCCGAACCTCCGCGTGATCTCGAACCGGACCTCGGCACTCGAAGTCTGGCGCGGCCAGATCTCGGGCCAGGTCGATACGCTCAAGACCGACCTCGCGGCCTTGGCCGACCGGCTCAAGCTCTACACGATGAAAACCGACTATGTGGACCTCCTCGGCGAGTTCGAGAAGCTCCGCGAGCGGGTCTTCCAGCCCTCGGCATATATCTACTATGGCTCGAACCACTTCCTCGATCTCGTCGGGAGCCAGACCGCGCACGCGAGCTTCGACGCGATTGTCGGCGAAGGCATCCGCTTCCCGAACGCCGGTTCGGCGACGGCGGCCCTCTCGCTGCTCAACCCGAACAACCCCTATGTGACCGTCAACAACGGGTTCATTCTCCCGAAGTACAACCACGGCCTCCGCATGAACCTCGCCGGTTACAACGGCGAGACCCGGATGGCGCAGTACACCTTCGAGACGACGGCCATCACGCAGCTTTCACGCACCCGTGAGCGCCGCCGCTTCGGCCCTGCCAAGTCGGTCTGCACGAACTCGACCTACTGGCGGCAGGGCAATTACGACCCCGTGACCGGCGTCTTCCGGATCAACGGCGAGACCTGGGAAGTCGCGGCGGCGGATCGCGCCAACGCGACCATCAATCACAAGTTCATCCGCATCACGCAGTTCTGGGTGGACACCTACGAAGAGCCCTACTGGGATTATGTGAAGTCGACCGCGACGCTGAACGGTCAGCAGGTCGCGCAGACCTTCCTCAACTCGCAGGACGGCTGGCTCTCTCAGGTCGGTCTCTACTTCTCGCGCAAGGCCGCGACCGGCGACGTGAACGTGATCGTTTGCGAAACCGCCTATGGTATGCCGGACCTCTCCCGCGTGGTTTCTCGCACGGTCCTTCCCGTTGCGAGCATTCAGGTCGGTGCCGCCGCCGCCAACGCCGCCCTCCCGGCGTTGATCGAGACGACGGTGCCAATCGTCCCGACCTATCTCAAGTCGGGCCGCCGTTACGCGATTGTGCTCGTCACGACCGGCGACCACTACGTCGCCATGACGAACACCGATAACGGCGTCGTGCAGGGCACGTTCTTCGTCTCGACCGATGGTGCCTTCTTCGCGGGCAACCTCGTGTCCGACATGAAGATGAAGCTTTACTTCGCGAAGTTCGACCAGCCGCGTGTCATCGTGGAACTGGCGGCCTTGCAGCTTGCGGGCGGCATCCTCGACATCGACATCCTCAACGAAGGCATCACGCCTCCGGCCTGCCGTCTCGACTACGAGGTCCAGGTCAACGGCGCGTGGGTTCCGCTCGATGCGCCGCCCAACGGCCCGAGCCTCGCAAGTCTCCCGGCTATCCTGCCGCTCCGCGCGGTGATGACCGGCACGACCGACCTGATGCCGGGCTTCGGCGTGACCGCCTCTCAGGCGACGGTCTCTCGCAACAAGACGGCCTTCACGTGGGTCGGGACCAAGCGGACCCTCGGCTCGCCCTCGACGTCGATCAAGGTCATCATCGACCTCCAGGCTTACGACGAAGTGAAGCATGACTGCACCGTCACCCTTCTGACGGGCACCACGCTCGCGACGACCGAGACGGCCGACGCGGTCGAGGACTTGCTCCAGAGCGACGGCACGGTCCGCCGGACGTGCGTGTTCAACGTGACCAGCGTTTCGGACTATGCGGTGAAGATTGTGGGCGCGACCGTCTCGGCGGCCGAGACCTTCCACGTCGCCGAACTCATCGAATTTGCCAACACGTAAAGGAGCCTGAGACATGGCGAAGAGCCCCACGCACTACCGCATCACCGTGAACCGCCCGATTGAGGCGTCGAAGATGAACTTCAATCCGGGTGCCAAGTACACGGTGAAGGCTTCGGTTCACGACGCGATCAAGAAGACGGCGGCGGATGCGATTGCATCCGCCGATCCCATGATGATGGAGTAAGGTCCAATGATCAGGTTCGAGGATCTGCGGGTCCGGGATCAGAACGAACTCGACCGGGACTTCTTCAACCGCCGGTTCCGCCTGATCGCCGAGGCCCTCGGCCAATTGAGCGAGGAGGTCGCGTCGGTCACGAGCGACACCGACCGCCTCGTCGCTCTCGGCCTCAATCGCGTGAACGAAGTCCTCGGGCCGTTGCTCTCCAAGGTCCAGGCAGCAGCGGAGAACGGGTTCCTCGTTGCGACGTCAACGACGCCGCTCACGATCTCGCTCGGTCTTGAGACGACGCTCACCGTCACCGCTGGCGACGAGCGGGAACTCTTCACCCCGACGCCTTACCTGATGCTGGCGAGGACGGCGGCCAATACCGAGGCCGACTATGCGCTCCTCCGGGTCCAGAATTACAACCGGACCAACGGCGGCCTTGCCTTCGAGGTCGTGTCCTTGAGCGGCAACATCGGGGCGGCGTCCTATAGCGATTGGGTGGTCTCGGCCTCGGCCGGGATCAGCATCCAAGTGCTTGAGGCCTCGTCAAACATCGAGGACACGCTCGTCCTCGCCGAACAGGCCGCCGCCGACGCCGCCGACGCGGCAGCGACCGCGCAAGCGGTCCTTGCCTCGGGCCCGGTCTCCTCGGTCAACGGGAAGGCCGGAACGGTCGTCCTCGGCATCTCGGACATTGCCGGGCTCGTCTCGGCCATCGCCGCCAAGGCCGACAGCAACCACGGCCACCCGATCTCGGCCATCTCCAACTTGCAATCGACGCTCGACGCTCTGGCCGACGGCGGCACCTACTGAGGTAAAGGTCCATGACGCAGTCTGTCATCTCGCAAGTCTCGCAGAAGCTCGCCCTCGGCGGCGTCAAGGATATCGAAGTGACCGATATCGTCGACGACGGGGCGGGCGGCTGGACCCGGGCGGTGCGCTTCTACGGGACGCCCGCCGTCGGCACCAACAAGGTTCTGGTTCTCGAAGTCCTCTTGCAGTCGGCCATCAAGGCCGAGCTGGCGATCACCACGCCGGAAATCGACTTCTGATCCCGGCCTCCCTTCTTCCCTGATCTCATCAAGTCCGTTCAACGCCCGGCGCGCGGTGCCTCCGTGCGCCGGGCCTTCCGTTTAGGAGACACCCAATGTCTGACCCGACCTTTGGCATTTCGATCACGCGGATCGACAACGAACCGCGTCCGGCAGTCTTTTCGGATATGTCGGTTGTGGGGATCATCGGCACCGCGCCCGGCGCGGATGCCACCGTGTTCCCCGTGAACTCCCCCGTCTTCATGTATTCCGACGACGCGACCAAGTATGCCGGTCTCGGCACGACCGGCACCATCAAGGACGCCATCGACCTGATCAACGCCCAGCTTGGCGAATTCCAGGTCGCCGCGAAGATCGTGGTGGTCCGCGTCACCGAGGGCGCGAATGCGGGCGCGACGATTGCGAACATCGTCGGCAACGCCAGCCTCAAGACCGGCATCCATGCCTTCGTCGAGGCGGGCCCGGCGCTCGGCGTGATCCCGCGTCTGCTCTGCGCCCCCGGCTTCACCAGCCAGCGCGAGACCGGCGTCGCTTCTATCGCCGTCACGAATGCGGGCAGCGGCTACACCTCCGCCCCGACCGTGACCCTGACGGGCGGCGGCGGAACGGGTGCCACGGCGACCGCAACGGTCTCCGGCGGTGCGATCACCGGCTTCGTCATCACCAACGGCGGCAGCGGCTACACCTCGGCACCGTCGGTCGGTCTCTCCGGCGGCGGCGGTACGGGTGGCGCTGGCACGGCCACGGTTGCCGATCTCGCC